GCATCTTTGTAGGCTTCCCTCCTAGCGCCTTCGAAGGGGGTATCGGTATATTTGTTATAGATCGCCGTAGCATCCATAGACAAACCGTCTATTAGTGCGCTTAGGCCAACACCGGCTAGCTCTGTAAAACTCTGCCCTTCTTCACCTAGAACCTGTTCCCTAAGAGCCTGTTCTGGCTTGCTCTCAAGAAGGTATCCCTCGCTAAGGGCATATTCGATATCGCCTACAGAAACATGGGAGACTTCCATGCGGTTATCAGGTTTGTATATGTTAACAAACTCCTGATCCCCCCAGTCGTAGGTACCCCTTTTAGCTTCAGCCGTGAAGTCTTCCCCGGTTACATACACCGGAGGAGGGGCATTGGTTTCAATTAGGTCAGGTATATCAGGCATATTCTCCCCTATGGCCTTGCGCCAGGTATAATTCGTTTGCGCTTTCCGGCAGGGGGTGTGTATCCCCGAAGCATGGTTCCAAGTTCCTGATCTCTTCTCATGATCGTATAGTCTTTAAATGATTGGATTGACTCTTGAGCTAGCTTAGTAGCTCCCGCCGCATCGGTAAGGTTTTTGACAAGGCTTGTACTGAACAAGGCAGTAGTATCTCGGTTGACCTTGGTAATCTGTTTCCTATCCTCGTCAGACAAGACACCACCACCGGGAGATACCATATTTCTAAAGGAGCCAATCATTGCTGCCCGGTTACTAGCTAGCTCATTTCTAAGGCTACTAACAGGGTTGATCATATCCCAAAGGTTCGTATCATCAATAAGTTCAGTCATCTTATCGAACTGCTTGATAGCAATTCCGGCGTCAGCTTGGATTTTATCAGCCGCCACAGCTTGTTTAGGAGACTTGGCATAGAGAGGTCGTCCATCCCTGCCCCTTATGGAAGTTTCTCGCTTATCCAGATCCTTACCTTGCTGGTAGTCAAACTTGTCCGCAGCTAGCTTCTCCCTGAAGTTCTTAGGCTGGAAGTCTGACAAGATACCGAGCTGGCTTCTTCGGAGTTCATCTTGGGCTTGCTGGATTGCAAGGTTGCCCTTCTTGATGTTTATTAGCTTCATCTGGTCGTCGAGATCCCGAGAGTGCTGCAAACGGGTAGCAGCCACAGCTTTTGTGTGGTCTAAGCCTCTTTGCCTGAACAAGGCATAAAGGTTTTGCTTCGCAGCAACCCCTTCTTTTTTAGAGTTATATGCCCTGACCTGATCTGCAACATCATCGTCGATGGCCTTCATCATCATTTTTAGTGCTGGAGCCGATCCGCCATGACCTGCTTTACCGTGTTGATAGCCAGAGATCATTAGAGATAGTGCTGCTGCAATCTTCTGACCAGTAGACTTACTGTTCCACCAGCGATTCCTATCAACCTTTAACTTGCCAACACTCTCCATGGCCTTTTTAAGATCATCGAAGGCAGCGTCAGATTCCTCGATCTTAGAAACCGTATCGACCTGATCTTCGGCAGCTCTAACCTTTTGGCGAGATTGAAATCTCTCAACCTCGGTTACTTTATCGTCGATAAGCTGAAGCTTCTGCTGGGCCTCTATCATTTGTTCCATATCAGGTGGAGCCTTAGCAGCCATGGATTGTTTGGCTAGGGCTTGATCTTCACTTACTTCAGCCTGTTGCGAGACTTCCTCGGATAGGAATTTCTGCTCTACAGCCTCTCGCTCTTTAGGAGCCAGCGATTCATATACTCCGGGGGCTAGGCTAACTTTGGCCATGTATTTAGCCGCCGCGTTCTTGTCAAATTCTCTCTGACTACCAGCAGCCGCAGCCGCAGTGGTGGCTGGAGTGGCTTCCGATTTTGCCGAATCATAAGCACTCTCTTTAGAACTCTTGAAGGCTTCACCCGGAGCATCGACATCTGGACCATCCTCCCCCGGTATGAGCCCGTCAGTAGTAGAGACATACTCATCCCTATATGGTTCGTAGTAATCGACTGCGGGATTATAGGCTGCAACCCCAAAGTCGTCGGCGAGTGGTGCAGGTTCATAGGCTGCAGGATCATTGGACATAGGGCCATAGTACGGATTTGGATCTGCAGGAGCTACCTCCTGAACAATCGCATCCACCTGTGCCTGACTAGGGAATCCTCCATATCCTTGTTCTGCCTGTGCAGGAGGAACATAAGGCGTAGAAGGTTGCACTGGACCAACAAATGGCTCAGAAGCGGGGAGCTGTGGACCCATAAAAGGCTCATCCCCTGTTAGGTTCATGCCCCCATTCTCTCGGGCTATCTCCACAGCCCTAGCCTCTTTTGCTATTTCGATATCCGCATCGGTACTATTCGCCATTTTCTGATCCTTCTAGTTAAGCCATGGGAGATGGAGAAGCGATAGTTGCTGCAGCAGTGGCGGCACCAGTACCAACACCGGCAGCAGTAGCGCCGGAACCGAAGAATCCGCCAGCTCCCAGACCACCTAGGACAGCTCCGCCAGCTCCTAATATTCCACTGAACATACCTGCTTCTTTCGCAGACTTGGCCTGTTTCTGTGCAGATATATTTGCATCGTAAGCCATTTTCTGTTGCGCTTCGAGTTGAGCATAACCTAACTGTCTGTTCAGATCGGCCTGATCTTGAGCCCTCTTTTGTTGGATAGCTTGAGCAAGTTGACCCTGTGCAGACTGCATCTCTTGAGCCCTTAGGGCACCCGATTGGGCTCCATGTTGCTGACTCATCAATGCTCTCTGTCTTCCCGCTCCCTGCATGGCTAGGGCAGGGTTGCCCCGGCCACTAGCAGCCATCGCTAGGGCTTGGCGCATATTCTGGTCTGTGGCTAGCTGTAATTGATCCTGCGCGGCGCTAGGGCCTTCTCCTCGGGCAGCAGCTTGAAGCGCAGCAATCTGTTGGGCTTGGTCATCGTTTTGGATAATGCCCCCACCAGCTCCACCAGTTCCCCCCTCAACAATTGGAGTTCCTAGTGGAGGACCACCGACAGTGCCGGGTAATCCGGGTAAAGCGAGTGTTCCAGTCTGAGGGATATTCCCCGGATCTTGCGGGTCGGGAGTACCAGCACCGGGACGACCTTTACCACCAGTCTCAATACCAGTTACGATATTCTTCACATTGACTTTCTTCTGAAGCCCACCTAAGGCATCGCCACCCTTTAGGGCACCATGATCGCTACCACTGCCCAGTTGCTTCATTGGGTCATACCCAAACGCTCCACCCATGATATTCTCCTTAAGTAACGCCAATACGTTTTGAAACAGGTAGTTGCTTCGGAAGCCCCTGCTTCGTACCAGCCTCAATACCAATAAAGTTAATATTTAATGTTTGTTCAGTCTCTTCCAACCCATCTCGGGCAGTTACCTCTATCTTAAACCGGAAGGCTTCACACTTCTGCCTAGTCGGATATATTATAATCCTAGAATCTGTTGAGTTAAGGAAGGTAGTAGTGTCCTCATAATCCCTATAATCATAGGCTAATGAGACTGTTACCGAGTAGGGAGTTAGGTTGTCCATAACTATGAACAGCTTGTAAAATCTCTGGAAGCCGACAATAGAAGCCAGACTTGTCCAACCAGTCTCCACTGAAAAATCATAGCCTGTATCACCATCAAGCCACTTGGTTTTGTTCTCCTTGAACACTGCATCATCTGTCATAACGTGGAAGACATTGTCATAAAGACAAGCAGCCTTAGGAGCTAGCACAGAGGATGAATCTTTAGACCAAGCGTTGAAGAAAGTGTTATAGGCTAGGATTCCCGACTCTGTTACGAATCGTATAGTCTCAGAATCTATAGGAGTAACCGATTGAATGATCTCTTCGTCAACCGCGTCTTCGTAAGCTGCACCAGAGAATATAGTCTCAAGTGAAGGAGACAAGGTGTAGACACCCTTATCCGACTTGAAGTTTATACCAGATGAATTGACGACCATGGACTTTCCGTTGACCGCTCCAGAAACTCCGGGGATCTCTTCGAATTTGGAGAATGCACCCCCACCTCCAAGGTTATCCGGTCCTCCTCCGAAGGCGTAGAAAAGTCTTCCACGCTTGGACATAACTATCTTGTCCGACAGACCGATCAATCCCGTAGTTCTTCCCGGCTTGTCCTGTACTGAAGTAGAGAAAAGTTCAGAAAATTCAGGCATCAAGTTGGTCTGATTGATCTTGGAATAGTAGATGTTCTCATCTCTAGCAGAACCACCAGCCCAGATCCTAGAACCCCACGAGGTTAAATATTTAACCGGCGGGATTGGCGTAGGGGGAATCTCACCACTTACAGTAAATAGGACTGGCTGGGTTTCCAGCTCCTCATCTGACCTTGTGAGATTCATGCCGCCCCTGGCTAGAAAGGGGAAGTTAACCTGATTTGTCGGGCTTGCTGGCTCTGACCCACCCTCTGTTTTCTCGTAGTAGGCATCTCTGTAATAGATGGTGCCGTTGTTAGTAGTACGGTAGGCGATAAGTTCTACGTCCTTGCCCCCGTAATTGCTGTTGGTGACAACATATTGCTCTACATCAACCTGTATGCTGTTGTCGTCACCAGCCACAGTGGTAATAGATGCCGGTGGGCTGGGGTTACTGCGGTGCAGATATCCATTTCTATCAGTAAACTCATAGACTACGACCATGCTGAATGTTCCCTCAGGAATATACCCGCCCGAATCTAGTTCGGACAGCCGTAGCTTTCTTGGGGAGTAGAAGAAGTTCAGCTCTCTAAGGTACTTCCCGCAAAAAGCGTGAAGGTTCATACCGGCGAGTACCATGGTGCGTCCGTAGGGGATCGCCGAAAGCCTGTCCCTACTGGTGAAGTCAACCTTGACTGACACAACACCCGGAACGGAGGATAGAGAATCTAGGGAAATAACGGCGACTCTGGCTACTCCGGGGGAGATCTCAACAAAGTTCGCATTAAGTTGAGTGGGCCTGTATTGGGAATCCCCATCAGGAACCCGACCATATAGGATCTGGGATGAGATAACCAACCTCGGATTCTCATCCTCAAGCGTCCAAGACCCTATGTAATAACAGTTGTTGTTCTCTGCTGATCGGTACATGAGATAGTACCAGTTGTCACCATGCTGCCACCCTTTTGAGATAACCTCATACCCATGGCCTTGGTAGTCGCTGGTCTGAACTGTTAGAGTGCCATCGTTAGCAATATGCCATCGAATGGTTGCCCGGCCAAAACCATTAGCCGCATCACCATAGACATCAGATAGGGGATTATAGAACCCCCGAACACCGTCTTCGCCGTCCAGATTCTCCGGGTTTGCTATAATGCAAAGGCCCCCGAGATTGTCCTGTTGTATCCCGGCATCTATTCCCAAGTTCTGCATGGCTCTTAAGGTGTTCGCCGTACTTCCTATTAACATATACTCGACGGTAGTAGTGGTTCCATCAGAGGCAAACCCAAAGAAGCTATTACCCTCAGAGGACATACTTAAGGTTATCTGTTCCGCAAACGGTGATCCCGTGTTGTAGGTTTTCACATCGTAAGGGGAGGTAAGCTCGACTAGATCCTCATCAAAGTACCGAGTGGTAATATCAACAGTGCTTACTGAGTAGCCCACAACTATTCTAAGATCATTAAAATTCAGGACATCCCAAGTGTTTCCTGCGGGGAATCCATAGGTCGTAGACCCGCTGGCTAGTAGAACCTCTGAATCAAACTGGGAAGTTGGAGAAAGTTTCCTAGCATAGAGTTTGAAAGCACCGCCGCCAGTTGAATAAAATACATATGGCTGTCCGTTGAAGACGAACAATCGACAAGTTGAGTAGTCGGAATCGCTATCACTGTTATAATCAAGGGGGCTTATCGGACCCCAGATACGCTCTCCGCTATCCTCGTCGATAGCGGTGACTGCCAAGAAAGCGACTGTTGGACTAAAAAACTGCAGGGTTGCGTAAT